GTGCTCTTCCGATCTAAGCTCTCCTCCCTTTGGTGAGTGTCGTAGCTGATCATCGCACACATCGACATTGAGACGGCATTGGAGACCAACCTGCGGGTTTCCGGATTCATACTTACCGGACAATCTGCTAAAATATGATTCGTTTCACGATTAAAAGCAGTGTGCCATCCCTCGTGAACAAAATGCACCGAACTAACCCTCATGGCTTCTTTCATCTTCTCTGCAATAACCCTAACTGCCGGGTACACGTTTTCGTCACACCGGAGCTTGAAGAAGTGATCCCAATGCCATTCAGAAGCGGTAAGGATACACACCGTCCACGAGAAAGGGTTCAGCAACAGCGCAGCATCCTGTTTATGAATACCCAAGTCCAAGAGTGCTTTAGATCTGGTAAGTGCAAAAGCCCTGGCACTGTGCCACTGTTGAGAAGCTCTATCAGCCATTTGCTTAGGTGCTTCTTTCCCGGACATACCCTTTTGGTTCATTGTCCAAATAGGTTCAAACGGCATTTCCTCAACCTGTTTGATCTGACGCTCCAGGGGAATAGCTCTACTGGAATTAGCGTTCATCGACAGGTAGTTCTCGCCGGAGGAAAGACTAAACTCCTCAGATTCGGTCTGTACAATAGTACGATGGGTTCGGAGTTCGGCTAACTTGACAGTCGGAAAAGGAACAAGGAACGTCGTTAGACGCTCCAGTGTTCCAGTTCCTGTGTCCGCAACCGAATCCTCCAGAACTCTTGGTTCAAAAGGAAGGTTCATTTAGAACGGTTTTGTGTTACATGGACAATTTCTCTTTGCGATTTCAATATAGAATCGCTCTTGCTTGGGTCCTCGGAGGTACAGGAAGGCTGTAGATTTATCCGGTTGATCCCACTCATCCTTATCCACCTTCGGTGGATCCACAATCATGTTTTCTTCGACAAACAGATTGTACTCAAAATTCATTGAGTCAAAGTCAGAAAAGATAGACACTCGAGGATGTTCGTTATCCTCCGATCTGGTAAGTAGAATGTACATGGGTTTAAGATTTGATGTGATAAACTCTTACATCGTACGCATCACAAAAGTCCATGAAGTACTTGGTATCCAACCGTTCTATCATGGTTTTGTAATTCTTGAGCTGTTTGTGATCTCTACTGTCAATCGGATTAAAATCGTTGAGCGGCATTATGTGAAACTCTACCTCGTTACCTGCCAAAGACAGTTCGGTAGATTTTTCATACAGCTCTTTCCAATTCAAGTTACAGTCGTCAAAAATCAAGTTTACCCCTCGATACGAAAGTTCATTCCAGAACTCCCGGATCATAAACTCTAAGGTTTCCTTTAGCCGGAGATCACTTTTTGTGAGTGCATCTCTGTCAAGACCAGTTAGAGCAAGTCGGATGTCTTCGTTGCAGATTCTAACGACGTTCTTGACATCTTTCATTCGCTCAAGTGTCCATGCTGTCTTACCGCTACGCGGTACACCAATAACAAAAATTGCTTTCATTTGACCAGGTTATTTCTTTTGATGTAATCAGCACACTCTTTAACAGCAGCCATAAACTCTTCGGGGTTATCCTTGTCCATGTAATGGCCAATACAACCATTAAGAATAGCTTTTCGCACATCTACACTGAACAACAAATTGTTGCCATCAAGTACATTATCCCACCGACCGTTGTACAAAACAATAACAATAGGACGACCGTCCGGGTTGACATGGTAACTACCCCTGTTCTTGTTCTTCTGGGCCATGATAGAGTGCCACTCCTCATCAAACCGGAAGTCATGGATGATAGCGTTGTTCGCATCATCGTGATTTTTGAACAACCGTTGCGCCCAGTAGTCATCTCCGTGAAGCACTTTCATGGACTGTGCATAAGCAACAATATCCTCCCGAAGTCTTTCCTTAACCTCGGTGTTCTCATCCAAGAACTTCCAAAGACTTTTTCTATGTACTTCAAATAGCTTTATCCATTCATTGGTGTGTTTGAATATATCCTCTTGACGAAGATGATGAAACTTGAAACGATAAATCTGACGATAGATGTCTTCACGAACCTGGTCCGCAAATCCATAAACCGGCAGGTTCAACAACTTTGCGAGTTCCCTCGCAAAAGTTGTCTTACCGATACGGTTTTCCCCTGTGATTAAAATCATGGTATTGGTGTTGGTTGATAATTAAATACCTCTTCCTCCAAACGTGGAATTTCATCCATCTCTCCGATGATACTCGGATTCACGTCAAGAGCTTTTGCTATCTCTTCTACCAGCTTTGGGTCTTTGACCATTACTCGATATTCTCTCAGGTAAGAATCTGGGAACCACGCCTTCTGAATTTTGATAGTGGCTATCTGTGAATACTTACCTTCCAAGAATTTGTCGATTCTAATCCATGCCGGTGTTTTCAGTACAACGATTGACCTTAAGGAATCACCTTTGACCATCTTGTCCGATACATACGTAGGATCATTCCTCAACTCTTTCATGGAACTGTCAAAGCGTTCTGCATCCAATACTTTCATAACGCAGACTATTACATCTTTACGGTTCTGGTGAACGTAATACCGAGGCCGTTCAACAATCTGACGATTGGCAAACAGCTTCTCAGATCTACTGTTCTTGAGATCGGCAAAGAACATCGGAGCAATGTACCGGTGTGTACGATTAAGATCATGACTGGGGTTCATACTCAACAATGTGTCCGTTATCAATAAAGCTTTTGGTGCACAACTCATTCGGGTGCCGCTTTGCGTACAGATAGTTCTGCGCTGCTTTTTTGATGCGGTAAATTACATTGCCCAAAAATTCGTGTTTGATACAATACGCCAACGGATACCCTGGACTTTGTGTACTCTCGACCAAAAGGTAAGAACACGTGTTCATCCGCAAACTATTACGGTTTTGACGCAGAGCTTCCATCCTTGGATCCGGTTGTTCAATATTCCAGTGGTTCATTACAATATTCTGGTGAACCATCATGTTGTAAAACTCCAACTGAAAATCATAGCCGTAGCGTTCAATCTTACGAGGAAACGACAGCGTACTCTCACCGGTGGTTTTTACATCTATGACAGTAACGCGACCATTTTGAACATCCAAGATGTCAATCATACACTTACAATTTTTCACCAACAGGCCTCCGACCTGAAGATTGCCGACCACAATAGCTTGGTAAAAGTGACCCTTGTTGTTTCTGAAGAACTGACCGGTAGATTCTTTAGTTTGCATGTTGAAGACAATGGTATCCGCCAAAGTCCACAAGTCTTCAGCAACAGGAATCTTACCGGATGACAGTGCATCATAAAACTCCGCACCTTGCTCTATAATGGCCGTTGTCCTCTTGATTACATCCTTGATGCGCTTATCGAACTCCGGTTCATCAGGGGCCGTTAGAACGTTCTCCGGCTCCAGAGAAAGGTTGTTGTTCTTGAGGTAGGTCACAATACTCTTGACCACCGCCGACGGTTCTTTTCTTATCCGTACATACTTTTCATTGGGATCACCACCGGTTAACTGTGCGTCCACAATGTTTCCTACGACCGTATATTCCGGTTCGTAGTCGGCGTACATCTTGTTCTCATCCGTACTCTCACGGGGAACATAATGATGCTCATACTGCTTCAACGTAGATTGGTTGATAGCAGGTAGCTTACGATACTCTTGCTCTGTCATAAAATAGCCTTTAATCGTTCACAAATACTTTCTCTATGATTACAACCTGTAAGTGTTTCTTTGAAAACCAGATGTTTCCTTCAGCCTCTGGATGAATTGTTCTATCCAGTTTTTCATTGGCCCATTCGTCAAACTCGTCGGCTTCTTGGTGAGCACGTTTCAACGCAGACTCCCAAGACTTAAAGTAATGGGTGTTGCCCCAGAGTACATCATGTACCCGGTAAATGTGATCACTCATCGTTGAAAGATTGAGTAATGGATTTAAAAGTAGAAGTGGTTTCGACATCAATGCGAATTGGTGATTGAAGCACTATGTCTAAGGCAGAACTTTTTGAAAAACAAACACCGTTCTTCAAGTCGTTTTCTTTCTTTTTTTTGATAATCAAAGAGCTATTAAAAACACATGCCCAAAACGTAACATTTGCCCAAGGCTCTTCTTCGAACACTACCGTTACTGGTTTGTCAAATGTTTTGTTGATAATCGAAACGGTCTTGTAGTAAGAAGGTGTTTCTAATTTCAGCTCTTCTTCTCCGTGGAAAATCTTAACCATACTCCGGGGTTTTGTTTGTCATAAGAATAAAATGTACCCTCTCTCTCTAACGGGTAAGGAATAAAACAATCCATGTTGTCATCCTCGATAAACCCGTGTGCCGTGAATAAGTCGGCAATAATCTGTACGATGTTGGTAAAATCAAACTTGTGGCGTGTACCTCTGACAAAGTGAAAACCGATATGCAGCGGTTGTCCAAAGGTAATTCCCTCAAACAACTTGGCAAAATCATTCTCGGTCTTTTTGTTCATCAGTAATACTTTCTTGTTCTTAGAACTGTACGTTCGAATACCAAAAGAGCGCAGGTACTTTTGTACGGTCTTCGAATTGAAGCTTTGTCCAAATGCACCTACGCCCCTACTGTTCTTCAAACTGGGTACGTTTCCCGGAACAAAAATCACCACATCGCCTTCCTGTTGTACATAAAGTCCAGCCATTTGTCAAGTTTTTCGAACACTTTACTTGACTTAAACAACTCTTGTCCGGGGTTGTAAAAGTCCGCCATTGGATGAGGACAGTCAATAACGTGGTTGGCATCAACCACAAACTTTTGAGCTGCCTTACCCATACGAACAACTGCTACTCCGTCGTTGATCGTAATAGTCTTCAGCACCCTTTGAACAAACGGCTTCCATACATCTTGGTGAGAACCTATCTTGTTCTCCTCAACCGTTAGTGCTGCATTAAGGAACAACATACCGTCATTGGACGGACGCACCAAAGTCTTATCGGATATACCGCTTCCACGGTATTCTTTTAAGCCGTGGTCGATTATCTGCAACGACTTGGGTAATTGTTGATCCTCGTTTACTCCGAACGCTATACCGGTAGCAAAGGGATTACCCTTAAAGTCCCGGTTAGGATATGGGTCTTGACCGACGATGATGCAGTACAACTTTTCTCTGGGTGTTTCTTTAAACGCTCGGAATATGTCCTTTGCGCTCTTTGATGGAAATACCGATGTGGCATTTCGGTAAGCAGCTTTGATTTCTGCGGTCTGCGGATGAGTAAGGGCTTCTTCCAGAAAAGGGGCCCAAGACTCACCGACCAGTTCAATTAGCTGCTGCTGATTCACGACGTTTGACTTTTGCGTAAGTTTTCATACCGGCAAAGAAACAGACCAGTGTAGGATCGGTTGTTCCCTCTTTGATCAACCGGTCTATCTTTTTAGTAAACGTTCGAGTTTTGGGATCGTACTCTTTCTCTCGTACCATTTCGATGAAAGGAAACTCCAAGTGATGTTCAAGCAAAGAATCTTTTTTACTGGTTCTTTCCAGAAACTTTGCGTAGTAGTAACCGTTCAAGAACGTCATTTGAGGGAAAGACGTAATGTTGCTAAAGTCTTTGTCCGGATAAGACTCTTTAATAAACTTTATCATTGCCGCTTCACTTTCCGGACTAACCAATTTAGCATACTTGGCAGCTAAGTTGTACGCCTTTTCACCAAAATCACTCATGGTACGTTGAAGTATTGGTTGAAGATGTAGTTCTCCAAAGTCTCTTGAGCAACTCTTTTTGCTTTATCAAGATCATTTACGTCAATGCTTCCATCGTCAATACGCCACTGTTCCATGTTTAAGAACTCAGTTTCAGAACAAAGCTCGAAGTAGATCCTCCAGTTAGGTTCATCCTTGTCATTGACAATGGTGATGTAGTAGTTGCCCAGTGTGGCAACATGGCAGATGAAATAATCTTCGGGACTGGACTCATCTTTCCAGGTGAGTTGAGCAAAGAACATCCGAAAGATTCTGAACAAGATTCCTTTAAGCATAAAAATGTGGTTTAATGGTTAATCAATCTCTGTGTAGCAAAAGTCTTTTGCTTTGGCAGCAGACCATCTGTCTTGGTTCTCGCATACCCACTTTTTGGTGGAGAACCTAAAATAAGGAACTTTGAGCAATTCGCTCGGTGTCTGTGACTGGTGCATAAACAACACCCGGTTGTTCGGTTGAGCTGCAAACTGTCCGTTGTCAAGACGGATAATGTTGAAGCTCTTGTGTTCATTTGGTGTTTCTGCCCATGAAACATCCAGTTCACCCGGATCTGATGCACACGAATCAATCGTGAACATGTAGTACCCATACATGAAACTTCTGTCTTTGAGCATTACTTTACACCGGGCGTTCCGCAATCTCTCCTTGTGGATAACGGCGATGTTGTATGAGAAACAATCCCAAAGCTGTAAGTAATCAAGAGGCAATAGCTCTTCTACCTTTACGTCCGTCCTCCACACAAAAGCATGAAGGGGAAGTTTGTCGTACAACGCTCCATACTCATGTATAAGCGTTTCAAAGTACAAAGCTTGGTTTGGGATAGACTTGGTAGTTATCCAGTGCCCCGGCTCATACTCACCTACTCCCAACAGCTTACCGTTATCCTCTTGGAAGTCCAACAGAAACTCCTTGCGGATGTACACTTCAACCGGCGGTACATTAGCCAATAGGTAAGCCATTAATAGTCGTCTTCTTCGTCATCAAATTCTTCCTCCTCATCCCACTCCTCATCCTCAACGACCGTTGACCAGTACGCCTCATCCCAAGGACCAGTTTCTTGAAGATCATTAAACAACTGTTGGTTGCCGACTTCTGGATCGGTAGCACAAGGATCACTACAATACCAGTTACCCTCTATGTAGTAACCTTGATGCATAAACTCTCCGCATGTTCTACATCTTCTCATACCAAAATGGATTTTAGTAGTTCACGAGTATAGCTCTCTCCTTTGTCAACCATAATAAGGTCAATATCCTTTGGTTCGTCTGGTGGCAAATATACACACCGCGCATCAAATCCCAAAGCTTGTATCATTTCTACTACTTTAGAACAGCCTTGTTTCCCGGCAGCGTCACTATCGTACAGTACCCAGATGCGTTTGTATAGGTGCAGCATGGATACTAATTTCTCCGGCAGGTGTCTATACCCCTCGCCGTTAAATGATGCCGTAGAAACGTCCTTGAGTACGTTGTAGATGATACGATGCTCCTTGTAACCCTTGGTGATTACTAGGTCGTTTGATAAAAAGTCGTCTATGAACCAGTAGTCTTCCTTGGTCATGTTGCCAAACCACTTCATGCTTTTGTCAGCAAAGGGTTGGTAAATCTTGAACCGTCCGGAAGGAAACACCAAAGCGTAAGTATGCTCCAGTGCTTCGTAGGTTACACCTGAAATAGTAAACCTACTCAAAGGGATTACTCTATCGTCAACTAAATCGGACTTTGATATACCGCGTTTTGACCAGTACTCCTTGTCCCAACGATTAAAGTTGCGCGAGACAAAAGAACTCTCCTTCTTGATTTTTCCTTTCTTACTAATGGTGGTTGCAGCGGCGGTCATCAATCCCGTATGTCCTGTGTAAATAGCTGAACAAGCTTCCCTAAAACCAAGTCCGAACGCTTTTCGATACGCATCTACCAAGTTCATACCGTGGGTTGTTGAATCAGCCCAGTCGGTTAATCGGACTACCCCGGCGTACTCCGTAAGAGTACAACCGGGGTTCTTGTCCGACCGAAATGGATTGGTGAACTTGTCATTAGGACCAACAATCCTACCGACAACCTTTCCCCAGGCCGCATACTGATCTACTTCCGACAGTAACTGCCGGACATCAATCCTATCGACAACCATCCATTTGTGTACCACTTACCAATCGTTGTCGGTATCAATCGACGTGGACGGCGTGGAAGAAGGGGCATCATTGTTCTGCGCTTGTTCCATACGCTTTTGAGCGAGTTCACGGAAAGCAGCAGCCTTGGGAGACTCCTCGAACACTACTTTGTCATCACCGTTGAAACGATAGAACGTACCGGTGTAGGTGACATCTTGGGGGATACAACGATAGATTTTATCATCCTTAGCACCGTCGAACAGCACATCAGAGTCCGACACCTTGCTGCGGTTGACCGTAAAGCCGTCCGTCTTAGACCAGTTGTGGTATCTACCGTCACCGTCCTTGGGGCAATACACTTGGAACAGCTCCACATCTTGACCGACTTTGGTGTGCTTACGCACCAGTTCAGCGATAAAGGTAGCATACTCCAGGTTGTTCATCGTCTTCTTGGACGTAGCTTCACCCACAACAGCCGCAAACTTCTCTTTACCCATAGCGGCAATCGCAAACTGGTTGATGTTACTGGTGAAGATGCGCACCTTGTTCTCGTTGGCATCCTCTCCAGGGATAAACTGACGGAGCTTCTTGGTGTACTCTTGAGCTGGTGCATAATCCAATTCTACCTCGAACACGCTGTAGGTAGTACCTTTGGAAGATTGACGTGTGTCAGCAACACAATTCTTGAATTTCATCGTCTTATTGTTGCTGATGGTTCTGTTCAGACCGTTGAAGTTGCTAAAATTGACTGCCATGATAAAAATAATTTGGAAATAATAAAAACTCTATGAACTCTATTTGGGAGATATAGTTACTCCCCGTCGTCAAACTTACGAGTACACTCAACTACATAACCGAGGTCGTTCTTGATGTACAAACTTGGAAACATACCTTGGGGACTCTTGGCCGGGTATCTACCGTCATGGTTGGTGACAAACCGATACTGAATACCGTTGTCGGTCTTATCTACATCGCTGTAAATAACGGTCGTGAACAAACCCTCCAGAGTAAGAGCAGTGTCAACCAGTTTACCGACGGTCTTCATCTTCAGCTCACCAATCTCGTTGCGTTCCGGATGCCAAAGGAAGAATACGTGGATGTTGCGTTTGATTCTACGAACAGCCGTAATTACCTTGGTGATGTTCTGCGCAATATCGGTAAACTTACCAAAACCGTTCTCCTTAGCTCTCTCGAAATACTCGAAGGCCATGATGTACTGAGCATCGTCAATGACAACAGCTTCAATGTTTTCCCCGGCACCGATCTTCTCGATCAACGGAACAATCTCGGAAACCTTGGAAGTCTGAAAGATGTGCTTCTCAGGAACCATTTTACGCCAACCTTTTGTCGGCAGCGGCTTTTCCGCAACGTTGATAATAACTGTCTTTTGGGGATCCAGACCTTTAATCCCCAGGTCAGGATTGGGAAGGATAGAGGTGGACTTACCGGTACCGGAGTGACCTACAATTGCAATGGATGTAGCCATGATTAACGCATTTGATTGTACGTGTGTTTAATAAACTCTACAACGCCCTTTCTTGACTGTTTCAATAGGAAAAGGGTGTTCGATACAAAGATAAAGAAATCCGTTCCCGTAGCAAAGAACGGAATCAGTAAATGTGCCCAGAAAAGTGTCTTGGTGGCATACTCACCGTTTAACATACGAAGAGCAACTACCAGTCGCTCAAGGAACAAAACGATCAAAATCATCATCGTTGATGTTGGTTAATGAAAGAATTACGAACAATAGCATAAAAGCCAATACTCCAATAGACAAAGCATCCATATTAGTTTTGAATTTCGCTGTCAGAAACATCTCCCAAGTCATGGGATTCATCAATCTTCTCTGGAATCAACTCTTCGTACAAGTACGAATAGGTTTCCGTTACGCGACCATCAATGATCAGTGCTACCTCGCACCTACTTACATCGGTGGAAATAACAACTAATCGCCGTCCGCTTCTTTTGTGAATAACCCGGTCTCCAATTTGAATCATTGTGATTTGGATTTGAAGTACATGACACTGTTCTCTAAGCTTTGAGAATAGACTCTCAAGGCATGGTTCTCTTTCTCTAATCGCTTAATATTAGCGAGTAACTGTTTCAGGATACGTCGTTTCATATTTCCTCAAATTTAGATGATGAACCGCCAAACTTCATGTGTGCCACTATATCCGCTTCACCGTCACGGTGTTTGATTAGATGAAACGAACGATGCAGCTTTCCGTAAGGCCGCAGATCCAAGTTCTTGTAGTCGTACAAACCGTGTTTGATGGGGTTGAACAGACCAATGATAACCGTGTAGTCACGACCAATAGTCTTGTTGTCACCGAGCTTTTCGGAAGACGGTTCCATCCTACCCAGTTTGAAGGCTTCGTTGTTCTCCGCCGCCATTTCCTGTTGGTGTACATTGACAACCATACAGTTGAACTTGGACATTAGGTGTCTAACTACATACTCTGACCACTTTGTCATTGCATCCCTCTTTTCAATGTACTTGCCGCCGGCATCCTTCTCACCAGAAATCAGAGAAACGTGGTCAACAATTACCAGTACTTGTTGATCGGGATGATTGTAGGTGTACGTGTAGGAAACCTCCTTGTTGCCAAACTCATCTTTCGTTTCTTCCCCGGATGAAACAGTACCCAGCTTTAGCAATATGCTTCTGGTGGTACGGTAAATACCGGTTGGGTTGGAAACATAGTCGATAACCTCTACGTACTTCTGCATATCCTCGATGATCGGATCAATCTCCCGTTTGATAATCTCATTTATCTCCTCGGTCATACCCTTGTGGAAGCCCATAAACTGATAGTAGGTCAGTTCGATATTGTACTTCTGTTTAAGTATGTCGAGGCGGATGGTATTCCAAAACTTGATCTTGGATTCTTCGAGTGCAAAATAGACGACCTTCAGCGGGATGTTGTTCTTCTTACAGTGCTTATAGGAATGCTCCACGAACGCATACTTGGTGAACTTGGTCTTACCGACACCGGTAGATGCAGTAACGCAGTAGTAGTTACCACGAATCCAACCTGGGATAACCCCGTGCAGCTTGGGGAATACATCCTTGATGGATATATGCACCGGTGCATCAAAGGATGGTGTCATTCTGGTACGGTTTGTAGTCGGTTCCCATTTCCTCGATGATAGCTCTCAACGCACTCCTACCACTTTTGCTGATAAAGTTATCGGCATCATGGACGTACTTGATGTGGCCTTCAGCAATATTGGAAACGTAGTACTTGACAGCTTTCAACACCTGTTCCTTGGTACACTTCTCGGTTTTGAGGAACACCTTGAGTTTCTTCTCGACCATCTTTTTATCGCCCATGATACCAGGACGATAAACCCATAGAGGGACACTGTTCTTGGAAAACAAGTTGCGATAGTCATCGACAAACGACTTGAAGGATTCATCCTCAAACTCCTGTTCGAATAGTGTATCTACACACTCATAGGTTCCCGTTAGATAGTCTGCGACCAACAATCCCGTATCTATCAATAGCTGTATCTCACCGTCATCCAGAGTACGCAACTCCGGGTTCTTGTAAGCAATAAACAAAGCTATTAGTTGCCACGGGTCATGGGTTTCAGATACTCCCTCGAACCATTCACGATTGATTTTCATACATCATCGTTTGAGTTAACTTCCGTCTCTTCCAAGTCTTTCTCCGTCATAGAAGTAAGCCACTTCATGTGCATCGGACTGTCTTTGACCAAGTAGATAAATACCTTAGCCTTTTTGTCCTCTGCCCAACGAACGACCCTACCTACACGTTGGATGAAATCCTTTTTAGTACTGTGATAGGAAACCATGATACAGGTTTCCACTCCTTCAAGGGTAATCCCTTGCTTTAGCATCAGGTAAGAACCGACTACATTAATCTCACCCTTGTTGAAACGCTCTACAATCCGAGCGTTGTCCAGTTTACTACGTTTGGAACACACCACTGCACCCGGTACAATAGCTTCCAAAACATTTAGATCAACACCAAAGACAATAGTTCTACCGGTTGTGGGCAGTAACTCTTTGACTTTGGGTATCACCGAACGGTTGGATTGTAGAAGCGTCTTGATGTTACGACCGCAATACATCCGGTAAGTAGTCTGTGCCCAGTCAGCTCTACGACGGTTCTCGAAGTAGTCGTGGTACTGCCGCTCCGTCATAGCTGTAGGTTTGTTCTTAGTACCACCAATCATGTGCTTAGAGGTATTGTCGAGTTCATACTCGATAACCTTCATTTCATAGGGGGATAGAACGCCGTCACGGACTCCCTGTTCAAGGGAATAGATAACTTTGATAGGAGCTATCTGTGCCAACAATTGACGCTTGGTAAGGGAATACGGATCGGTTTTATCCACAAACGTATCCGGTACATACGCCGATAGACCTATGCGGTACTCCGGTTTGTTCTGGAAGTAGCAATCTGCAAATACCGGTGTCAACATGTCGTGTACCTCATCGTAGATATGGGCTACCGAATCTGTTTCCGGTACTCCTTGGTAACAATGAAAGCTGATGTAGTAGTCCAACAGCGGATCCTTTTTGTAGATCCACTTGAACTTGAACGCTTCATCCTTCATGGTTTCCTCTCGCATTATAGTTTCTGCAAAGAAGGATACCTTAGAGCCTTTGGGTACATACTTGTACAGCCACTTAAAAGCAATGAAGGTCTTACCTACACCTGTTGCTACTTCCGCAGTCCCAGATGTACCCAGTTTATCGACAATGTTGTTTTGCAGCTGTTCCAGAAATTCATGTCGCAGCATCAGAGGGCACTGTTGATGTCGATGGGAAGAATGGGAGAAGAATCCTTTTCATCATCATCATCATCATCTTGACCATCATTTACGCCTATGCAGATATACATCATGTCGTTGGTGACTTCAACTTGTTCTTTGAGGAAATCCCAGCTTTTACGTTGAGTTTCGGAAAGACCCAACATTTTTTCAATAAGTTCTTTTCGTTGGTCAGCAAGACCAAGAAGAGCAGCAGTGTGTATTGTACTCATGGATTTATGAATTAAGATTTTGATAGGTGAAAACTCTTCGTCCGAAATAACGGCGCAATTCGGATATAGATCCGACAGGTAATTCTCAAAGTACAAGAGAGCCTCTTCCCGGCTTTTGAAAGACAGCGCGTCTTTGTAGAAAGAACAGGTTGAGTGCTTCTCGTTTACATAGGAGAGAACACCGTTTTCAGCTTTGACAACGTAGAACATTACTGTTGGTTTAGGGGACAAAAAAAGTGGGTGCAGCATAACCACACCCACCGTTTATCACTTCCGCTTTAAAAATCTTGAGCCGGAACCTCTTGTTCCGTTTCCAGATCTTGGACATCAATGGTTGCTTCATTGACTTCCGAAGTAGTAATAGCTTCCACGGAAATCACACCATTGTTGAACGACATGATGTTAGACTCCCAGATAAAGTGTTTGCCGCTCTCAAAGATGTTCTCGAAACGGACTTTGAACGTTCCGTTGTTGAAGAACATAATTGAAGCGCGGGGAGAGAAGGTTTCCATCTTGGCACTCTCGATAAGCGCCGGTGCAAACATGGAATCCAGTTCTACAACCCGACGATCTTCGGTAAGCGACTCAAATACCTTAGCCACGAACTTGTTGGAAGGAAAGACTTTCAGCAGCGATACGCTTTGGGAAACCAGTTCCATCGACAACAAATATTCGCGATTAGCGAAGTTCTTGTTGGTACTGTTGTACATGTTGACAAAAGTTTCGTCAACCGTAACGGCAACCAGGTAATTTCTTTTGCTGCGTTGCAGTTTGATGGAAGCTACAAAAGTTTGCATAATGATAATACTTTAAAGTGATAAAATACTTTTTTGGAAATACTCCGTTACTCTGAATAGTAATGATGATTATTCTTAGATACTGCTACCGGTTTGACCTTCCTCATCTTTGCGGCCCAAGTACCTTTAGCGGTCTTTGGGTTCATAAAGTAGAGTATGTTTCTCTCCAGTTTCAGTTCACAGGGTATTCTCCCCGTAAGTACCTTTCTACAAATACGGCGAATCTTACTCATGTGCTTTTTGTCGGTACTATTCCATAGCCGACTGCCAATTCCGCTGAACTGTTTCTTCTGATAGACGATTTCAGTTACGGACTTGTGCTGTTTTACACAACGGTTTAATATAACCTGTGCTACCCTGTAAGCGTCTGGGTAGTAGTACCCGGACTCGCTGCTTACACAACGAACCAGTACATCCCAGTCTTTCTTTGACATCTTTACCGGATAATTATTTGACCGGACACTTCTCTTCAGACCTTTTACTTTGTTTACTGAACAGAAGTAATTGTGGTACCTCTTACCGTCACTTTTGATGGGCGACAAAAGTACTAAGACTGCCAAAATAAAGCAAGTGTTTCTGTAAAAATTCATCATTTTTTCATTGGAACAGCAACATTTGGTTAGAAGAGCCTTCGATGCTCTCAATAATCTTTTCCGTCTCCTTAAAGTAGTACGTGTAATCAATATCGTAGTCCGTTGCGTTAAAAGACGTTAGATTGTTGGCTACCGTAATAGTCCAACCTGATTCCAGTCTTACTTTACCTTGACGTTGGCCTTTTGCCGAGAAGTCTTTGACAAGTGTACCGCCCTTGTTGGACACAAAGTATCGAGTGATCCTTTGCTGTTCCTCCGTAGATAGTTCACCGTCATCCCCAATAGAATAAAAATCGAGGTTGAAGTTACTCCGCCTCTTTACCGCACCCAAGAAGTCAAAGATGTCCGTGTGCTCACGAATGAATCCACGAAAATCCTTTACACCTTCCACAAAGTATGCGTCCAAGGCCTTTGGGATAATAGCAAAAGAGTTGTTCTTGTGCATCTCCTTCTTGATTTCGAACGCACCTTTGTGTTTGGCCTTCCCTTTGGTGGTTACTGCAATGTAGTTGTTCACATCCCGGATAATCATCTTTGAGTACTCGACTGTTTCAATACCAATACGGGTTAGCTCCTCAATGGCTCTCAGTTGCTCCATAACGGCCTCCATTTCATTGTGGGGGAACATAATGGTTGCGCCATCGGTATTGCACTGGAGAACTATCAGTTCGCTTACAACCCTATCTATCTGTTCCAACATGTACAAGAGTATCAGTTGTCCGTTGACGGTCACAAACATTGCGCCCGGTGGATAATTGATAGGGGAGTTTTTCTCTATCAACAGACCAAATGATCCGTTGAGCATTAACTTGAATCCGTTGTTCAACGGATGACCTTTGGGGTAGTTCTGTCGCTTGTGAAAGAAACCTTCGTAAATCTCTAAGTACTCCGGCCCATAGTACGGGGGATAGATACCGTTGCGAATCTTGAGGAACGGATAGTAGGACGTAAAGTCGATGTCTAAGATGGTCAACCTATCGTTGGTATAGACACCTTGTTTGGTACAAGCGTGAAGACCTCCGAGTCCGTGATGCATCTTGACATTCTTCCATTTGTAGGAGAAGTTGATAGAACCTTTGATGTTGTCTGGATCAATCACCGTATCTGAAAACCGCTTCTTCACCCCCTCAAAGACCGGATCTTGGTAGTTTAGAGGCAAAATTGTCGGTTTGAACGGCTTTATGTTCCGTTTATACTCCTCGCAGCGTTCTTCCATCTCTTCCTTGGAAATGTTCAGGGCTTTTGATAACTCCGATACATACACCCGTTTTACCGTCCGTGGCTCCGATGCATTGGTCAGGTCTATACCGAACTCCTGGGACAGTTGCATCCGGCAGTCTATGTCGTCCTTGAAGTACTCATAAGCCTTGTAGGTTGTTTCTACATCGTTCCAACAATACTCGATGATCGTATTCAGTTGTTCAACGGTTACGTGTTCAGTGTGGTGGATCGGCATCTCCATGACGTTCTGTTGTTTGAACGAGAACTCAAGCCACTTGAGGGATGTACGTTTAGCATCCGAGTCATAGTGTTTGATTTTGTAGATGTCGATCTGTTTGAACGGCAGCTTCCACTCTGGGACGGTGTTGCTCTTAGTCTTGTCACCAAGTTCATCCTTTGACTCAATCAACGACTGTGCTTTTGCGTAGATGTCATAGGCATTCATTTTGGGGTTCTTGACAATAGCCGCTATCACCTGAGCATCAAAAGCTAAGTTGTTGAATCCTACGAAGTGATACCCGGAGGCATACTTGTTGAGCCATTGGACGAACTCAGTACAATCCTGTTTCTCGTGTACGACAAAGTGCTTACGTTTGTCTTGGTCTATATTGTAGAGACAACAGACAAACGCATTGGCTAAGGTTTCAATGTCGTAAACAAGAGCTTTCACTTATCGAAGTACTGATAGGTTTTGTGAAGACTATCTTTGAGTTTGTTGGAGTAATCCAGGATGTGAATAGTTTTCTTGACTGGATCTTTTTCAACGTTGTCAACATCCAAAAGTTGATGAAAGGCCGCAACAAAGTTTATACACGCTGACATGTGAGCCGTGTACATTTCCCGGATACTGGACTTAAACTCAAAGACATCTTCGTCTGTAAACACCGGAGTAAGATTAGTATGCAGCTCATCGAAGAGGAGGTATCCGCCGCCTTCAACAAGGACTAAGAGTTTCTTTATACCGGTGTCTTTGTCTTCTTGAACTCTGTATTCACCGGTGCAGGTGTACACTTTGAAGTTATCGTGATAGACATACTGCTTACCTTTTGCAAAAACATTGGCATTGGCAAAATGCATAATCTCCCACCACTGATAGTTCTTTTGCGTAACGGATCCATCTTCACGAGTTACGTCCCCGGTGTACCAGTCATGTTTTTCATCCGGCCGCAAATTGGTTACTTTTAGACCCAGTTTGATGTCAATGAATACATCGTCAAGATTAAAATCAAATCTGTCTTTTGACATAGTTATAGATTTTGAGGTGAATAATTACTCTGTCTCTCTATCATACATAGCGAGATAGTCGTCAAGATAATACGGTTTCAGACCGAGTTGATCTATCAGAATTTCCTCTGGATCTTGGCCGTCATCCATCATCGGAAATGTTTCCTTGATAGAATCAATGGCCTCTTCTTTTGTGATACCTTCTCTACGCATCACTGCTCTTACCAGACTGTTCATAAGCTTTGATTTTAGAAATTAGATAATGATGTTTCTCTGGGTTCTTGGACTTCCACTCGTACCATCTGTTCCAGAGGTACTTGGGCATCCGCTTTGGTGAGAGTTTCTCGTTACCGGCTGCTGTTATCGATCGATAAAAGTCATACAGGTACTTAGCTCCCTCTAACTTGGTTCCCTTTAGGAACTCCATCTTTAGTATATGTCTCTCGTTCCGGGCTTTGTGTTCCCGTTCACGAATCTTTTCATCAACCCTATAGTCACCAACTCTGTAAGCCTCTAATGAGTCGGTGTGAAAGTTAGCCACATAGTCTTCTACATTGGCTTTAATGGTACTCTGATCCTCTCTGTAAGCTTTTCTTCGTTTGTACCATGTAGAACTACCATCGGTGTATTGGATGCCCACATACACCTCCTCATTGATTCTAAAAGGTGCAGTTTTTACACCAGTAGGAGTAGCCTCCGGACATTCGTATCCAGGACCACATTCAGTTTTCCATTTTTTGTAGAACCTCATAGCAGTAGGTTTAATAGTAAAGGGGCCACCGTAAGGCAGCCCCCTTAATCGATTAGTCTTTTGGCAATGGGGTATACTCGCAGCATTCGCTGATCATACCGCCGTCTTTGAGAAGGTTGTAGATTACAATACCAAAAGTATCTTGATCATACTCCCGACCAAACAGCATACCGGTACGCTCAGTGAGCGACTTACCGTTTTTGTCTTTGGCTCTGGGGATGATTGTTTCCGTACCACCGTTCATAGCACTCTCCAGTACTCTACGAAGACGGGTATCATCGCAAATACCTTTGGTCAAACGATCGTGTTCATCTCTACTGTGAAGAGCTTGAAGACAGTAAATAGACAACGACATCAACTTTCCCGGATCAAGTGACATGACCAACCGCAAGAAGTTAATCGGTTGCTCACGAGATTCAGGGTTGAACTGAGGCTTTGGTGCAACATAGTTTCTCTGGTTACGCTTCAGGTACTGTTGGGAGTTTTCAATCTCCTGTTTGGCTACAGTAATACCCTTCTTCGTAATGACCAGTGAACCATTTACGTTATTGAACAACCCTGATGCAACCAGTTCTTGGTTGAGGGAACGGTTGTCAAAAATGTTCAAAGACTCTTTCTCGGCTCTTTGGATAACTGCCGGGGGAAACATGTTTTCGTTCTCCGGCATAACGGTAAAGTAAATCCGAGCGGCTTTTTTACATCTGTTGCTGATTACAATCTCTTCCATAAAAATAGGTTTTGAAGTTAACGTATAGGTGCAAAATTATACATTTTTCACCATTGTTTCAAATCACGGATGGTTTTTCCGTAATATTCGATGCGGATAACCCGAAAGTCAAACCCGCTGTTGTTCTTCTTAAGTTCTTCTTTCAGTAGAACTGCTTCTACCTCAAACATTCTACAGGTATCTGGAGTACGGTGACGATTCCAGTTCCGGTACTTATGGCTGTAAATACCTTGATACCTGTTGTTGCTGTCAACAACAATCATAATGCTTCTGGCTACGGGTTTATTTGCAGGTTCCTTGATTATAAAGTTTCCAAGCATAACCATTGCAATGAAAGAAACAACCATTACCAAAAGTATATTTTCTGTTTTGTACATACCTGTAAAGTTAGGATGAAAGAAAGGGGGAGGAAACCCTCCCCCTGTTCAAGGTGTGCGCCTTTGTTCGTGGCGGGAATCAAAAATCTTCTAACTCATCAAAATCGTTTATTACAGACTCCGTGTTCTCCAAAGCTCCTTTAGCAGAAGTCTTGGCCGTCATGGGAGCAGCCGACTTAAACAGATCTGCAAACTCACTGTTGGTGAAACGCTTTCTTTCGGAAGCGGGTTTGTAGGGCAGCAAATTGATGTACACCGACGTTTCGGATGTTTCTTCAATCTCAACAACGTAGGTTTCATCAACCTTCATGTTGTACTTTTGAAAACTGGTTTCCCAGACAGTAGCTGATGCTTCTCTGATCTCTCCTCCATCAAGCAACATTTCGATGTTTGCAACACGATACTTAGTACCGTTCACGTTTTCACGAACATCGCTGAAGGAAGTAACTTTACCTTGCGTAACAATTACGCGATTACCGTTTTGATTGACTTTGTGGTTCATAAAAATAAAGATTAACTGTGATAAAAATAGGTTTCTCTTGCCAATACGGCTCTCTTTCTATTAGTTGCTAAGCATCAACGGCATCGATAGAGCTATTGATGTATGATCATAGCGATCATAGAACATTAAGGCTTTGGATTCTGTGAACAAATAGATGTCAACCTCTTCAAAGTTATCCAAGAGGGTAAGCAAGTACTTGTAGTTTGCCGCAATCCGGAACGGTTGCCCAAGCTTATACTCGGTTCTACCCTTTACTTCAGATCTGAAATTTGCCGCAAGTGGTTGAAACTTGAATATTGCGAACTTACAAAGATCAATATCCTCTGCCCGAAGCTCAACAAAATGCTCTGTGAAAGTGAATACTACCATACCTGTCTTCTTGGGAGCAGCAGCTTTGACTTTCTTGATAGCGTCTTTCAGCATATCCGACTTAACCGTGACAACGACGTTTACATCATCCTTATTCGGAATCACGGCAGGATACTCTGGAAACTTGGATTCAATGCACCGGCTGATAATACGAATAGTTCCGTAAGACTGGGTTGAGTACATAATATCCAACATGTCTAAAGTGCCTTCCCTGTACTGGGTGATGCTGACCGGTAGCGTTTTGTTCTTACTCTTAGTTTTGAGGAACAAGTAAGATAAGAACGCCGACATCTCCTTGTTGAGGATAAAACTGATAAAGGGATTGCTGTAAATACTTGTCCACTTTACCTGTTTGTTGCCTTCAGCATCCTCAAATTCTTCACTTACCTGATCAACAACCCGTGTCTTGGAAGACTTTTCATCAAACTTAGTAAACTGCGCTGGATAATCCTTTACACAAAGGATGTGTGCATTGGTAGCAGCAACTCTGAACAAGTCATCCTTGGCGTAAAACTCAAAGTTGATACCTTCCATTGCCGGACGCAATTCATCATCACCCGTAAACGGATAGCACTTGTCAACAGCATCGTACAGACCTTCCTTATCAACTTTGTAGGCAGCAATGCTTTCGCTGTCAAACTTAAGTTTTGAAGGAAACTCACTTACGTCTGCCATCTGAACACTTTGCTGTACATCGTCAATAGTCATAAGCAACCGATCCTGAAGGGGAGATAGCTTAATACTGGAAGCACCTTTACAGTCTTTGAGCATGTCCAAGAGTTCCTTTACCGGTACCAAGAAGGACGTAGTTCCGGAATAATCGTGTTTGTACTCCAGAAACGGCAACTTGATACGAATTTCATCGTAGATGTTGGTAGCCCGAACAACAATCATTTCTGGATTTACCTCAAAGACGCAATTCTCGATGATTACCAAGTGTGGTTTCTTGGGAATGAACTTGGACAAAGTGGTGAACAACCACAATGCGTAGTCGTGACTAATGGTAATGGTCATAAAATAGAATTAATGATTAAGAAATGGATTTGTTTTGGTTATACCAATTAAGGAACTGCCAAACAGCATCAATAACGGCATCTTTTTCCGATTTGCTTTCGGCTACAATATTAAAATTACCCTTTTTGTGATAAAATTTACATTTGTAAGTTTCACTGATGCTATCGTATTCGCGTTCGTAATAACTCAAGATATCCAACGACACAATCTTCTCCACAACCGACATAATCCAGTTCCAGTCGGAATGATACTGCATATCTTCGAGACAAATTTTTGCGCTAAAGGTCATCATTTCGGGTAATTCATATTGGTCATTAGCCAAACATTTGAACCCCAACAACTCAGCACAAAGACGGTTGAACTCTCTTATATTAAACTCTTTCATACCAATAGATTTTGATGGTTAGAAAATATACCTAATCGTGTTCCACGGAATGATACCTCCATGCAGCCCCGTGAACTGCTGCACAAACTTGGACTTGACAAAACGGTTGTACCGGATGTTCTTCCCTCCGTGTTGAGATACCTTGTCCTCCTGAATATCAGGTTTCCAGAGTAAATCCTCCCCTGGAAGGCCTTGGGATACGTTGTAAGCGTGTTTCTTCTCGTTATGGGTCAAGAATATCACCTCGGCCTTTACGCCGCTCTTATGGGTGATTCTGTCAACCATACGGAAGAGTTCCTCGTACTCCTTCAACCAACCGTCCTCAACAATAACCGGTGAGAAGTTGATGTGTACCTCATACCCGGCATCCACGAATCTGTCGATAGCGTCTATCCTGGATTCGATGGATGAAGTATTGGGTTCAAGTATATTTGAATACTTAATCGGCATCAGACTAAACCGTATTCGTACTTTACCCTTAGGGTTGTACTGAAGCAGTTTGTCGTTCACGTATTTGGTAGCAAAAGAAGCTTTTGCAATCGGGTGACTCACAAAGAAGTCAAAGATGGTCTGTAGCGGTATCTTGGATGCGTGTAAACCAATGTCGGTGTTGCATCCAATGTCGTAAGTAACGTAGTGTGGGTCGGTCTGATTCGGCTTCTGTACATCTGCAAACCAACAGTGGTTGTTGATAGCAGTAAGCATCTCAGACACGTTCTCATGGTAAATCACCCCTTCCGGTATATGCCTTTTGCAAGTACAATAACTACAGTTGAATCCGCAGCCAAAGATAAAACTCGGTGACAGGAAGTCCGTAGATCTACCGGAAGGTTTGATTTCCATTGACTTTAGGTTACGCTTCTGAATCATTTCTTTTTGCGATAAAATACAAAAGGGGGACGTTGCCATCCCCCTTTCAAAGTTACAAGTTTTAATCAGAACTCCGTATCAAAGGTGATCTTTTTACTCTCCGGGTCGTTGTTGTTCATCACGTTGGCCTTCTGGTACTCACCAACCCTCTTCTCAAAGAAGTTGGTCTTACCTTGCAACGAGATCATTTCCATCCACGGAAACGGATTATGAACATCGTAGATCTTTTCGCAGCCCAAAGATACCAACAACCGGTCAGCAACAAAGTAGATGTAGTCGGTCATCATGTCCGCGTTCATACCGATGAGAGACACTGGTAGTGCTTCAGATATAAACTGTATCTCGTACTCCACGGCTTCAGCAATGATAGACGTAATCTCTGCTTTGGCCGGTTTCTGTTCCAACATGGAGAACATAAGACACGCAAAATCCGTGTGCATACCTTCGTCCCGGCTGATGAGTTCATTGGAGAACGTAAGCCCTGGCATCAACCCGCGCTTCTTCAACCAGAAGATAGCGCAGAAGGAACCAGAGAAGAAGATACCCTCGACGGCTGCAAAAGCAATAAGACGGTGTGCAAAGGTAGGAGCATTGTCAATCCACTTGAGAGCCCACTTTGCTTTCTCCTGTACACAAGGGATGGTCTCAATAGCATTGAACAACCGGTCTTTCTCTACTGGATCCTTGATGTAGGTATCAATCAGCAGACTGTAGGTTTCACTGTGAATGTTCTCAATGGCAATCTGGAATCCATAGAAGCACCGTGCTTCGGGGATTTGTACCGTTTCCAACATGTTGATAGCCAAATTCTCATTGACAATACCGTCGGATGCAGCAAAGAAAGCCAAAATGTGTTTGACAAAATGCTTCTCGTCATCTGTCAACTTGTTCCAGTGGTTCAGATCATCGCCGAGGTCTATTTCTTCGGCTGTCCAGAAGGACGCTTGAGCTTTTTTGTACATTTCCCAGACAGCATCATGTTGAATGGGTAGAAGAACAAAGCGTTTGGGATTGGGTGTAAGTAGAACTTCCATGAATTGTGGTTTGTAGTTGATGAATCAGGTTGAACCTGACAAACAACCGGTGAAGGGTAAAGGTTCTGTCACAAATTTAGACAACATTTGTGACAAATGATAAGATAGGTTGATATGATTTTGTCGCAAATATATCCAATACTTGCGACAGATTTGTTTCGTAACTGATTGATACAAAAAGTAAACGGTGCCACATTACTGCGACACCGTTCGAAATAAACACACATTGTACTCTGGTACTGGGGATGCACCATTTGTACGCGATCATAACAAAAAAAACTGAGCATTTGTTTCGACTACTTGGATTTATTCTTGCAAGATTCCTTGCTCACGAAATACCTCGTAGTACTTTGAGTGAATTACATCATAGTTATGTTTGGTAATACCCTCCATACCGTTGATGTCCATCGGAGCAATCCGGTGTTTCATCATAAACTTTACAATCTCAAGAGTATCACCTTTAACAGCCAACTCCACAATTCTCTTGAATTTCTCCTTGTTGTCCTTGTTGCGCTCTATAATCTCATAGATAGCCTCAAAGATAGCCGGTATCACAACTTGGTTGATACGAGTTACCTCGTCCGGGTTCTTGATAATCTCCGCACAAGGATTGGTTGTAAGATGTGATCCACCGCGACCCAATACCTCTGCTGTTTCTTTGAGTGCATAAAACGTTTTGAACAGTTCCGCAAACTTCCAGATGTCGGATGTACGTATGGCAAAACTATCCCAAAAGTAATCTACAAGAGCATCACGGAAGTTCTTTCCGCTTTCTTTGACTATGCTACGTACATGATAATGCTCATTGTCATTACCCAAATATCCAAAGCCCCAGTACCAATCACAATCCCATGAAGGACCAGTAAGGTAAATTTCTTTACCGTCACGAATGCCAATAAACGATTTCTTTGGATACTTGCTACTAATCCGGCAATAATCAAATTCCTTAGCCATAAGATAAATTTTAGTGTGATGAAATTACTGAAGACGTACAGCTCCATTGGGATTTTTCTCCCAGAACTCGTCGAAGCCTTCTTTGTCAAAGTAGAAGATAGTCTCCTTGTTTTCTTCCATGAACTGGAACACTTCTTCCTTTGACAGAAGATCCTTCTCGTAGTAAGTACCGTCCGGGTTACGTTTACCGGTTCTGAACAAGTCACGAGTTAATTCCTCGTTCTCGTCCAGTTGATCGATTTTGTCGTTGATAGCGTTCATCTCTATAACGACTTCCGCCGGGGGAAATATAAACCCGTGTTTTTTTGTAAGAATGTTGAGTCTTTGTTCCAAGGCAACCTTTTCCCGGAGAGTATTGGCATCCTTGTAAAAGAAAGTGTGCTGACCCATGATAGTAAGTTTTGAGGTTAAAGATAAGGCCGCATCCTAAGACACGGCCCTTGTTCAAAACTGATACAACTTGGCTGTCAAGTTACCGTACTTGTTCTTGTAACCGTCCGGCGTATTGAAGAACCAAGTTTCTTCACCGCAGTACATGATGAGGGCACCTTTGATTTCACCGTTGTCACCCAAGAATATCTTGTTGACATCATACTCGCCATCAAGTGAGCCGTCCTCGTTAAACACCCTCAACTTAAAGATTGGCATTACCGGAGGTAACTCCGATAATTGCTCTTTAAGGCTCTCTAAAAAGGTATCCTCGCCATCATCATCGCAGACCAAGTAATCTATCCTCTTGGCTCGAATAAACGCTTCATGGAGGCATCTTACCGCTTTCTTGAACTCCTCGATAATCTCTGGAGGATAGTCGCGATAGAACGGTTCTTCATCGTACAGTTTTTGCTTTTCCGTCTGCGGTGGTATTACACCGTTGGTGTCGATAAGCTCCTGTATGCTATCCGCAATTTCTGTTATACGGTGCTGATAGTAATGAAAGTGTCCTCCTGACATACATAATGGTTTTAATCGTAATCAATTTCCCAACCTGGGTGTTCTTCAACAAGACCGTGTTCGTTCTGCCATTGGTCTAAAACTTGTTCGGCGTAGTGCTGATCAAAGTTGACAGCTTCCACACGAACGTAGTCAATCTCTGGATCCTCGGCAGGTTGTTCTAATGTGGCCATACAGCCACTGTACCATCGTCCGTGTACAATCATCTCAGCGGCAATGGGTCGGCCATCTGGGAGCGTTGTATCGAACTTCAATCTAAGTTTTGCATCTCTAATCACGGTTAAGCAAATTGCGTTTCATCGACTGTGGTTTGAAAGTGAAAAAATAAAGGCTGTTTTCCATGTGAACCCATTTAACTTCACGTACACTCCCCCGTGCGGAGAAGCGGGATTCGAACTCTATAGTGAAGCACCTTTTTGTTACTC